CGGCGGTGGCGGTGGCGGTGGCGGTGGCGGTGGCGGTGGCGGTGGCGGCGGAGCAGCACCTGCCCCTCGTGCAGCAGCAGCACCTGCCCCTCGTGCAGCAGCAGTACCTGCTTCCCCAGCAACTACCGGCGGTCGCGTAGCAGGGCAGGCAGTAGGTGTTGCAGTTGGTGGTGCTATGGGCGGAGCAATGGGCGGCGGAGCAGCAGTACCTGCTTCCCCAGCAACTACCGGCGGTCGCGTAGCAGGGCAGGCAGTAGGTGTTGCAGTTGGTGGAGCAATGGGCGGTGCTATGGGCGGTGCTATGGGTGGAGCAATGGGTGGCGGAATGGGTGGCGGAATGGGTGGCGGAATGGGTGGCGGAGCAGCAGAAGGCGGAGCAGCAGAAGGCGGAGCAGCAGAAGGCGGAGCAGCAGGTAGCAACACTGTTACAAATATTCCGACTCAAAGTCTTGATTTACAGACACTCCTGTCTTCTCTTACCAGGGTGCAAGATCAATCAGATCTTCTTTTTGCATCTCAGTTAGATAAACAAAATTCTGAATATTTTACTGGGCAAAGTCTGCGTCAAATTGAGGCACTTGGAGCAGAAAATCGCCTCACAGAAAGGGTACAAGGCGAAGAGCAGCGTGCTGGGTTTGCCGCACAAGGTGAGCAACAGCGGCTTGGAATCGCAGCTACTGGCGAACAAGAACGTCAAACACAGACAGAACGTTTTGCTGGTGAAACAGGACTTATTGGTGCACGCGGGGTTCAAGAACGCCTAGGCATTGAGACAACAGGAGCTCAGCAAAGACAAACACAAGCTGACTTACTTGCCGGACAAGAACGGCAGATTGGCTTGACAGGTCGAGAGCAGCGTGCCACTCAAGCTGAACTCCTTGCTGGTCAAGAACGACAGATTGATTTAACTGGCGCACAAGAACGTCAAACCCAGCAAGAACGCTTTGCAGGTGAAACAGGACTTATCGGTGCACGTGGAGTTGAAGAACGTCTCGGTATCGAATCCACTGGCTTACAGCAGCGTTTAGGAATTGAAGCTGCTGGTTTGCAAGAACGTCAAACACAGACAGAGCGTTTTGCTGGCGAGACAGGGCTTGCTCGCGTTCGTGGCGAAGAAGAACGCCGTGGGATTGAAACCACTGGAGCACAACAACGCCAGACACAAGCTGACTTACTTGCAGGTCAAGAACGACAGATCGGATTAACCGGCGAACAGCAGCGTCTTGGAATTGCAGCTACAGGCCGTGAAGAAAGAGCCACACAGCAAGAGCGTTTTGTAGGTGAAACAGGATTAACTCGTGTTCGCGGTGAAGAAGAACGTGCTGGAATCTCGGCTACAGGTCGAGAGCAGCGGGCAACTCAAGCTGAACTGCTTGCTGGGCAAGAACGGCAGATTGGTTTAACCGGCCGCGAAGAACGTCTAGGCATTGCAGCACGTGGACTTGAGGAGCGTTTAGGTATTGCTACTACTGGACAAGAGCAACGCGCCACGCAAGCAGAGCTTCTTGCTGGACAAGAACGGCAGATTGGTTTAACCGGTGAGCAACAGCGGCTTGGAATCGCAGCTACTGGCGAACAAGAACGTCAAACACAAACAGAACGCTTTGCTGGTGAAACAGGGCTTATTGGTGCACGCGGAGCTCAAGAACGCCTAGGCATTGAGACGACAGGCGCTCAGCAAAGACAAACACAAGCTGACTTACTTGCCGGACAAGAACGTCAAATTGGCTTGACAGGCGAGCAAGAACGTGCAACACAGCGGGAACGTTTTGCAGGTGAAACAGGAATTACTCGCGTTCGCGGCGAAGAAGAACGTGCTGGGATTCGTGAAACCGGCAGTGAGCAGCGGCAAACCGGCTTGCAGCAGGAGATGTTCCGGCGCTATAAAGAAGAGCGTGATTATGAACAGGCTCAGCGCCAGTACCGAGTATGATCTCGTGGCTTGAAACCCTAACCGATAAAGATCGGGAAGTTTTTCTTAACTTCTGCAAAAGAACGAACTCACCCGTTCAAATGTACCTATATGCCAGATTTCTTGGTTTTACAGGTGGCATTATTGAGTGCGACGAGTGGGCAAACCGCAAACATAAAAAACGTGATTTCAGCGCTCTATTAGAGGATGAAATCGATTCTATGCAGCAGGATATTTTAAAATTACGCGAAGCCATCGACATGGGGATGGTTAAACAAGATATGGGCACTGCTCGAATTGCCATGCTGCAGAAGGAATTGCGCGGAACTATTAAACAACTAAGTGATGAGCGTGTCTTGTTAGATAAACAAGGTTTAATTCTTGCTGGTGCTGACAGAGCTCTGCGTGAAATGTTATCAATTTTCCGTGACGACCCTATTGAAGGCCCCCTTACTGAAGCTTCTATGGGCGTTTGGACTAAAATTCTACAAGAAGAGTCGTAAGCTGAGTGCGCTAAGCTACGGCTTAGTGATGTTGAAAGGACGTGGCTGGAACAAGTCTTTATTCAGTTTATAGGCGTACGGCGCGAGCAGCAGCTCAAAAACGAGTAGTTAAGCAAACCAGTAGCGTCGACATTGCGCGAGCACGCACAGATTTTGCTTATTTTTGTGATGTAGTTGGAGACAAACCACCGGCAGCACACCACCTCGAATGGCACAAGCATTTGTGTACTACTGACGACTCGGTCTGCCTAAAAGGCATTGCTGGGCCAAACATCGATATTCTTGCTCCACGTGGTAGCGCAAAATCTAGTGTTTTAGGTTTATTCACGGCCTGGACCATTGGCGTGCACGCGTTGCATAAGATGCCGTTGAAAATTCTTTATATTTCTTACACAATTGACGTTGCACGCCCAAAAAGTGCAGCAATTAAAAGAATCATTGAAGAGAGTAAAACTTATAACGAAATTTTCCCGATGGTTAAAATTGCCAAAGGGATTAACTCTAACGAGTATTGGAGTATCGATTGGAAATTTGCAGGAATTAAATCAACCGGTGAAGAAGAATTTACGGTTTGTTGTGCAGGCTTGAAAGGAGCTGTGACCTCCAAGCGTTCACATCTCTGTATCATTGACGATATTTGTAAATCTGCTGACGAAATTAAAAACAGAGACATTCGAACAGCAATGGAAGATAACTGGAGTTCCGTTATTGTTCCAACTATGTTCGAAGGCGGTCGCGCCATCTGCTTAGGTACGCGTTTCCGGCATGATGATATGCACGGTACCACCTTTATTCCAGCTAACGATTGGGTTCAACTGGTGCAATCGGCAATTGTTGTTGATCAGGAAGGTGAAGAAATTTCGTATTGGCCGGAAATGTGGTCTTTAGAGTACTTGCAAGATCGACGACGGCAAGCGCCAATTGCTTTTAGTTTTCAGTATCAAAATCAAATTGTACAAACTAGTGAGCTGTCGCTTTCTCCTGACTTAATTGTAAAGGGCACGATTGCCACCCAATTTGATTCTATGGGTGTTGGGGTCGATCTTTCTGCTGGTGTTCGAGAGCAGAATGATTACACTGCGTTTGTGATGGGTGGTCGCGTCAAAGATAAAATCCACATTATCGACTGTAAACGAATCCGTATCATGGGCAACCTAGAAAAGTTGGAAGCCCTTATGGAGATGATGGAGGAGTGGGGAGTTATTCATAGAGATAGCGGGAGATATTTTCCAACTGGCAGCAATATTGATATTTGGTCAGAAGCTGTTGCTTACCAAGCTTCATTGGAAGCTGATTTTAAACGGATCTGTCTAGGTGACCACGGACTTTATAACATGCACTGGCATGCAGTTAAAGGTTTCAGGGGCGATAAGGTCGCACGTTTCCGTGGGATTATGGGCTTGTTTGAGCAGCGTAAGTTGATTTTCAATAAATATCGACGGTTCGGACCATTAACAGATGAGATCATTAATTTCGGAGTTAGCTCCCACGACGATACAGTCGATGCATTGGTGTGGCTTTGCAATGGCCTGATGACACGTGGCAAATTGGAACTAGCGTTTTAACTCTGGATATGAACAGAGATAAAGTATTTTGGATCTAAACTGAAAAGGTCCTATTCCCAATGTCCACCAGCTATTACACCTTAGAGCTTGAGCAGGATGCCTACGGCTCTGCTGTCATTCCTCTGCCAGACGAACTGTGTCACGACATGGCGCTCCAACCTAATGAGCGATTTGAAGTCGAAGTGGAGGATGACACCATCACGCTCAAACGCGTTGCTGCTGGCTACGATATTGAACAATAAGCTGAATTCCCCAATTGACCATGAGCGATAGTAAAAACGTTCTAGATTCTATGCTCAAGGCGGTCATTTCCCGCGATGGTGGCAATCAAACCGACACCATGCTGGTAAATGCCCACCTGTCCCAAATGAAGATGTTTGGGGTGCGTCAGGGTGTTGAATTCTACCCAGCCCAAGACAATTTGGGTACACAGCGCTTTGATTTTATTCAGCAGGTCATCAAGTTCAATAAACTGGATGCTCGTCTGGACTCCATCTGGGACCGATTTTTGGCTTATGGTAAAGGCCTTTTCTATATTCGACCGACCAAAAAAACATATCGACTCTACTGGTTCGATAAAGATGCGTATCGAACTTACTACTCTACAGAGGGAGATTTAGAAGAAGTCATTATCATCTATCCGTACAAAGTAAAGTCTACAAAAGGCTTCCAGGGTGTTGGTTTAAGTACGGATAAACGTTATATGCGTCTTCGTATTACAGCAACTGAAATTGAGGAGTTTCACAGCGAACAAGAAATTTCGTTCGACATGCCGTCACTGGAGGCCGGGGCCTTCGAAAAAAAGACCGTTGTCAATAGCATGGAATTTATTCCGTGTGTAGAAGTATTTAACAATCCGGATGCTTTTGGTACTGAAGGTAGCGGTGAATTTGATTGGATGGCTAACCAGATCATCGCTCATGATGAAATGGTTAAAAACATTCGGGCAAACCTTTCATTTTTTGGCAACCCCACACTACTTTCTTCCAGACCAAAACAAGATATTGTCGAGAGTAATGACACGGATGTAGCACAACGACCCAGCATTTCTAGTCAGTCTGGATTCCAATCTGAGTTTTTCTTATCCAGCTCAACCTTTAAACAAGATAACGTTACACGCCAAGCGCCGGGATACATTGGGAAGCCTGGATCCGGCATGCGCGTCCCACGAGTCATCGCAAACCTGGAGCCAACGGATCGCGTCGGATTTATCACACCCAACGCAGTTAGTACGGATCAGGCGCGGTATGCGGAACAGCTTCGTAGTGAAATTCGTTTAGCACTTGGTGGCATTGATGATTTGAGTATCACTAACGTAACTGCAACCGAGATTAAATCGGCTTATGGACGTGTCAGTGCTACAGCCAAGAAAAAATGCTTGATGCTCTATACGTACGGCATTTGTCGTTGCTTTGAGTTAATGATCTTCCAGGAGGAGCAGATCTTCCGCAAATCATTAGCCTACTCATTGGGGATTAAGTATCCAGTTCCTCCTGAGGATACAGAGGACGAAGCTGCTGTAACTAAGTACGAAAAGCAGTTAGTAACGTATGAGAAAAAACTTCAAAAAGCTCTAGATGCTGTCATTGAGAATCGTGAAATTCCAAGTGGCGTTTTAGGGCTCGCTCCAGATGGGGATCGCGCTGTTTTGTGGCGCTGGATGGGGCCTGTATATGAAGATACAGCACAAGATAAACTTAACCAATCTATCTTTACGAGGAACCTACAGGAATTAGGGGTTGATAGCATTGAAGCACTGAAGTATTTATTCCCTTCTAAAACGGATGATGAAATCGCGGGGATGCTCTCCGGTTTCCCATTCCGAATGGTAGGGGAAGTACAGAGGGCCTACTCCGCATTTATTGATCTAATCAATCAAGAAATGCGAACACCACATCCACAGCAACCGAATTTACCGATGGCTGCGGATCCGAGATTAGATCTCACTCCCTTCCTTTACCGAACACTCGAAAGCCTACAAAAAGAGGTAACTTATGCAGGCCGATACCGCAATGCCGACCCAATCGGCACCCCAAGCATCCCCGATCCAGCCGAGCAGCTACGGGGCTCCGGTGGCGCAGACGGCGGCACAAGCGCCAACGGTTTCAACGACGTCCCAATGGGTGGCGCCCTACCAGCAAGCGGTGGCCCCAGCCCCGCAAATGCAGGCCCAGATGGGGGTCAATCCGTACCTGTCAACCCCTACAGCGTCATACCCCCAAGCGTACCAGGCAGCCCCACAAGCGGAGAACCCTTACAAGGAGGCGTTCAACAAGGTAGTGGGGCTCCTGAGTTCGCCCGTCCAATTCCCATTCCAGGGTCAACAGTACAGTCAGAACCAGGCTTACGACCAGGCCAATTACGGTTCCCAACAGGGTCTCCAGTACAACAATTTGGCGACGGAGACCTATACGCCTTCGAACAACAGCAACCAGGCGTATTACAACGACTATTCCCAAACTTCTCCGGTAATAACGGAGGAAATGCTGCTGGACAACGGGGTAAGCGAGCAAAGTCTTGATGTCATCAATCACTTCGGTGCTGATGCCCCAGCCCTCCTGAACGAGTATGCCTGTTCTGTAGAAGACACGCTGCTCGCTACCAATGCGCAGCTTCAAGAGGCCATCGGCCTGCTTCAGGAGCTTTCTTATGAGCATCGCGCTTATGAGGCTATCCTGACTGATCCAGATATCCTGGCTGATTACACCTGCGAGTTCTTCGGCGAGAACGGTCCTTATCCAATCCCTGATTCGGAAATTGGTTACGGTCGTCCACAGGGTCAAGCAGTTGGTACTCAGTATCAGCGTCCAGTTGCTCCTGAGCGTCCTCAGATGCCTGTTCCTCCGCAGCCTCAGATGCAAGGCAACCCCACTGCCTTCTGGAACAATTTTGGAGCACTGGCCGAGCGTGATCCCGCCAACGCCTGGCGCTATCTGAACTCGGCCCAGCAAAACCCCGATGTGTTCCGCCAGAAAATGCTGGTGATGGAGTGATACTCGGAATCCTAATAAACGCTATTTATTGGGAATCCTAATAAACGCCATTTATTAGGAAAATGAGTAACTGTAAAATAAGGGGTAGCAATGCTACCTCTTTTATTTAGCGGATTTTTACTATGGCAGCCCAAAAGAGTAGCGCTAGAGCACGAGCTGAGCAATTTCTGATCAATGTCGGAACCGCAGGTGGGCCGGTCGGATCAGACGCTCTGTACACTTTTGGCGCTGCCGACTTAGCCACTCAAGTGCAGTCTGGCAGAGTTGACCAGTACGCAGCAATGCGTGAAGCTGCTGCCGGTCGTGTAATTGGCACAACAAATGCACCCGCTCCTGCGATGCCACGAGACCTCGATAGTGCCTACTTGAAGTTAAATCTTCCAGGATCGCCATTGCCAGGCAATGCGCTGCTCTCGGCTCAAAATCAAAGTGCTGCTGAAATAACACAGAATAATATTCTCACAAATGAGCAATATGCACGTTTGCAGGGAATGCCAGCGCTTGGGATGTTATCTATGGGTTTACTAGCCGCCAATAACTCTAAAAAAGGTTAAAAGTAATGAAAAAAGAAAAAGCAGTTAAGAAAGCTAAAGCTCGTAAACAGCAGGCGGGAGCACGTACTCTTGAACTTGAAGCTGCCCTACAGATGGCGCAAGCACAGTTAATTGATCCTGAGATCCAGGCAGAACAAGTGGATATGCAGCCAGCAGATGGCTACGTTAATCCATATCGTGAACTTGGTTACATGGCTCCAATGGCTTATTCTCCTGGTAACATGATCAGCGGCTACAACTTTGGTCAAATGGTGAATCCGGAAGCTTAATAATCCGGATTGATAAAGTCTTGCTATAATTTTCTTAATGGAACCAACAGTTCCAGAGTTAACAGCTTTGGCTGTTGAGTTTGAGGCTTACCGTCTCAGGTATCAGCTTACTCTACGCTGAGAAACCAACATGTTTATTGATAACGATTTTCCCAAGCTGTTGGGTGCGGAGCTGTACCGCCCCCATCCAGCTTATATCGTGGAAATGGCTTGCGAGCCTGTTGTTGTCCACGACTTCACCAAACAGCCGGGTCAAACCGTTCAACTCGACCGCTATCGTTTCTGGGGTAGCCCCGGAACGAAGACTAGCCGTGAGCGTACCCAGGATCAAACCATCGGTACTGCTAACAGCCGGTCTATCGTAAAGGACAAGGTGCTGGTGTCTCTGCGTGAGTACACCGGTCCTGCTGACCCGAACAACACCACCCTCCCGAGCACCTTCAAGATCGCTCGCGAGACCCTGATGACCGCTCAGCGTCTGCTGCTGGACACCGGGAACCTTAACATGTTCCACCAGTCCATCGGTTCGCTGACCCTCCTGGACGACTATCGCCGCTGGCGCGACCGTGTGTTCCTGGACGAGCTGTTCAAGGCTGAGTCTCGCGGTGCTTCTTCTGATAGCCAGGGTGGTTACTACTACCCCAACGGCAAGACCAAATCTTCCGCAACCGCACTCAACAGCTACACCGCTACTGAGTACGCTTCTGAGCGCTTCAAGTTTAACGTCAAGACTGACCTTCTTGAGGTTGTGAAGCAGCTGCGTAAGCGTAACACTCCTGTGTTTGCTGACGGTTACTACCGTTGTATCGCTGATCCTTCCTTTATGAAGGACCTGCGTGCTGATCAGGGCTTCCGCGAAGTGGCCCGCTATCCCGGCACTGGCGTTCCTAATCCCCTGATGGGAATGATGGCCCCCAACGCTGCCCTGTACGGTGGCGGTCAGTACGGCCAAGCTCAGTTCGTGGCTGGTGAACCTGTCATGCCTTCTGGCTTCGTGTTTGAAGGTGTGCGTTTCTTCGAATCCACCAACTTCCCCGACAAGAGTATCTCCGTCGACATCGGCAGTGGCGGCGGTGCTGCAACCCGTACCACTCCTGCTGGTCTGTTCTTCGGTCCTCAGGCTGTCGGTGTAGGTATTGGCGGTCCCAATGCTCAGGTTCTCATCAACAACAATGATGACTTCAGCCGCTTTATCATCCTGATTTGGCAGCTGTACGCTGGTTTCGCCAACCTGAATAAGGACTTCATTACCACTGCTTTCACCATCGTTGAGTGATAAAGGAGGTACTTAACTAATGGCTGCCTACAAAGAAGAAGCCGGTGCAATCCTGCAACCCGGTAACCAAATCAACCGCCTGTCCTCCTATAACACCGAAGGTGTTTATGCTTGGCCTGGCGTGGAAGCTTATGAACTGATCGGTTACGTCAAGATTACTAATCTTGCCGCTGACAAAGCATCTTTCAAGAGCTTCGACATTATTGTCCCCTCGCCTGATCGTCGTCCTGATGATCGCGTGCGTGACAACCGCACCTCCCTCGTGGTGCAAGCTAGCTCCGATCGGCCTGCTTATATCTACGGCGCTTCTATCGCCGTGGCACAGGACCTTCCTGCTGGTGGCCTGGCTGGCTTCCCTGCCTCCCCTGTCACCGCTGATATCGGCGGTACTAGCACTGAGGGTCTGCTGCTTGGTCCTAACAACGGTGGCGCTCCGTTCGGTGTGCCTTCGACTCAAGCTAATGGCCTGGCTGCTGCTAGCTCCATCGTGACCGCTACCAGCTCCCTGTTTGCCCAGGGTCTGAGCGACACGACTGTTGCTGATCTGCCTTTCTGGACTGCCGTTACCACTGCTGGTATCGACGATCAGGATGCTGCTAACTCGATGTTCTACAAGGTCACTGCGGACACCACCTTCAAGGTGTTCAACGTGAACGGCGTGACCTCCACCACCGTGGATGGCGACGGTGTGTTTATTAGCTCCACCGATAGCACTGCTGGTAAGGCAGGTTATCTCGTGTGCCGTGTGAACTACCTCCGTCCTGCCGCTGCGGCTAATTGGGAGACCATCAACGATTTCATCGACTTCGCCTCTCAAGTGGGCGGAGACGACATCTGATCGTAATCCCAAGATACAACGAACGGACCTTTCGGGGTCCGTTTTTTGTGTCTAGGCGTCTGGGATTTATTTTGATAAGCTAAGCGAAGGTTCAACTAACAAAAATGCTGTATCAATACCGCCTGACTGGGGGTCTTGTAGAAATGATCTCCAAACATGGTGACGACATTGTGATGTGCATCGACTCACAAGATGAGGTTCTATACGTCAACGAAGCCGATTTAACGCCACATCTGGAGGCTACTAATGAAAAGATTCGCACCGAGGAGCGCCTGACCGTTCAACTTGAATCGGAAGGAGTTAAGCCGCCGAAACCCACTCAACGGGAAACGTTCCCTCTAGATACGCGTATCAATATCAATACTGCGAGCGCTCGACAGATTGCTGACTCTCTTCCCGGTATTGGACTTAAAACAGCGCGTGATATCAAAGATCTACAGCTTTCACTCCCTGGTGAAAAATTCACTCGGCTGGAGCAGTTGAAGTCGATCAAGCGAATTGATTGGGACGAAATGTTCAAAGATAACCTTGTCCGCGTTGAGTGATAATTTGCGCGTGCTAGTGTGTTATTGGGTATAACTAGAGAGTTGTATCCAATAACGCATTTCTTTTGAGTAATGCAACTCGATACCTTCATCAAGTCTAAAGTTCGCTGGCACCTTGGTTATAACACCACGTCTATTCCGGCAGGTGATTTAGCGCGTCTTGAAGAAGCTGTCAACAACATCCCGGATTCGTTCTGGTATTCGAAAATTGTCGAACAAGTCAGTCGGTGCGACGAAGCTGAAAAGCGCACTGACATGACTGGAAGTGTGAACAACAATACTGTTCCCAGGAGTCGTATCGAAAGCATTGCCGGTGACGTCGATCGTACGATTGCAACCTCTGATTTTAGAGACACGCTGAAAACCTGGACGGCAATTTACATATACGAGACGGATCGACTAGCTCTACATTTGTATGTTCCGAATTACCGAAACCCCGAGCAAGCCCGGTATCGGTTTAATCGCGAAGGTGCTGAATTTATTCAAGCCCTTCCAGGCCCTGCCGACGTCGCTGTTGGCACTCGCCTTATGCTCTCAACCGATTTCCGCTAACGCCAAGCAGTCTAGTTCTGTCATGTCACAGCTAAACCCACAGCAAATTGCGGACCTGTTAAAACAACAAGGATTCCCGCAGGACAAGATACCAACGATGACTGCCATTGCGATGGCAGAATCAGGAGGGCGCACGCAGGCGTTCAATCCCGAAGGACTTGACAAATCTTATGGATTGTTTCAAGTCAACATGCATGGTGGACTTGGACCTGCACGGATGAAGCAGTTTGGCCTTCAAAAAGAAAGCCAGTTATTTGATCCAGCAACTAACGCCAAGGCTGCTAAACAAATTTTAGGTAGTCAAGGTCTTGGCGCTTGGTCAGTTTACAAAAGTGGTAAGTACAAAGAATTTCTACCCCAAGCACAGCAAGCCGCGCAGACTGCACAAGCTACGCCACAGCAACCACAGCAACAGCCGCAGGAGGTAGCGGCCGCCCCAGGTGGGCGCACCTTCATTCTGTTTGGAGGTATGCAGCCACAGGTAGACCCTAAAGAAAATTTAGATCGGTTTATCTTGAAGACTATTTTTGATTCAAATACTCCAAAAATAGATACAGGTTTTAATTCTCTTGCTCTCCTAAGCTCTGCCTTTGGTTTAAACCAAACGCCACAATATTAACTACGGACCATGGCGAGAACAGCAGCACAAGACTACTTAGATGTTGGTCGTATTGCTACGACTGCGGAAGATATTTATCCGACTACAGGAGCGCACTTAGATGTGCGGGTTCTGAAAGATGGACAATATATTGACCCAGGTACAATTCGTTCGCTGCTAACTCGCCTAAAGGTAGATAAAGACCGTAAAGCTTTGTGGCAACAACAAGGCGAACAATGGAATCCTGCTTATCCAATTACTTCTGGTTACGGTAAACGTGTCGCACCCACCAAAGGTGCGTCGACGTTTCACCTTGGGCAGGATTACGGCATTGGCGCAGGAGTTCCCTTAGCCTGGGAAGGCCCCGGCACATTCACTCCTGGGCGTGGCTACGGCAGCATCAAAACAACTGATGCTCAAGGTACTCCATATGAAATCCGCCTTCTTCACACTGTTGGTGGGAAGCAAGGGGAACAGACTGCAATGCAGCAACAGCCTATTCAACCTTCCACACCACAGCAAACCAAACAGGGAGACACTTATATTATCCTACCTGGCATAGGAGAAACTCAAAAACAAGGTACCAATGATTTTCTAACTGCGTACGCGCAACAGTTAATGTCTGCAGAAACACCGCAAATCAAATCTTCAATTAACCCATTGCAGCTTTTAATGGGCGCATTTAACCAGACTCCGAACTATTTAGCGTAATGCGCTTTGCTGCTGTCCCTGGTTATTCACCCTCTTTTCCCGTTACGTACGAGAACATGTACCGGGATTATAGTTTAACGACTTCAAGTTTTAGCGACCCCTTTAATAGCAGACGTAAGGAGCAACACAGTAAGTGTGGTTTTGTTGTCGCGTATAATGGAGAAGATAACCCCAGGTTCCAGTTGAACAATCCTGCGTACATGCGCGAAGTGATGCGTAGCAGGACAGATAACATTCCGCCTGTCATTTTGAATAAACAGCCTTCGCAAGGTTTCTAATGAGCTACACCAAACCAGAATTACGCGAAAATCTTAAAGACAGGATTATGGCTGGCTCCAAAGGTGGTAAGCCTGGTCAGTGGTCCGCGCGTAAAGCCCAGCTTTTAGCACAAGCTTACAAAAATAGAGGCGGTGGTTATTCAGGTGGCAAGACGGAATCACAAAAATCTTTAGATCGCTGGGGTGAACAGAAGTGGATGACTCGTAAAGAATACGAGAAGGGTAAAGGTTAGACTATTTTTATAGCTAGGTAACACTGTGGCATTAACTTACGTGCAGGATACAATTTTCGATATCAGTCCGACGTTGTCCTCGCCTGGTAATGGTAACCTGCTTCAAGTAGCTGTAAATGACTTGTTTCGTACACGCGATTATACATTGATTGTTACGGTGTCAAATATCAATACAAATGTCGTGGTGCGCTTAGATGGAAGTATTGATGGCACAAATTTTGCTGAGATTGTCGCACCGCAAACGGTTTCTAGTAACGGAACATTTGTATATAGCGTGAGTGGACGCCCGGTCAAATGGATCCGCCCTGTATTTGTTAGCGAAGCAGGTGGTACCGCCGCTTCAGTTACTTTTAATGTGGCTGCAGCATGATGGATCCCAAAGTCACTATTCTTCTTAATAAGAAAGTAGCAGAAGTCGGAGATTCTTGCCCACGTGCTACAACTGATATTAAAGAAAATATCAAAAATCGCAATTGGACTATTAAGAACTTTGCCTATGGCCCTTTAAATCCAGATGCACCTGATCCTGGATTTTGGGAAAAGAAGGCTGAACTTTGGAATAGTGATCTGGACACCGTACAGACAGCTCTTTGTCGTAATTGTGCGGCTTTTGATCAATCAGATAAAATTTTATCTTGCATTATCGAAGGTATCAATGAGCAAGGCGCGGCAGATCCTTATGATGTACAATGCCGAGCCGATTTAGGTTATTGTCAGCTATTTAAATTTAAGTGTGCAGGTTCCCGCACCTGCGATGCTTGGCTACATGGTGGGCCGATTCAGTAGTCCGATGAACGACAAAGCAATCGAGCCCGGACAGAAGAGTACCGAACGCTATTTACCAAGAGAAGCTTGGGCCAGGCTGAGTCCTGAAGAACGTAAGCGTACAGATGAAAAGAAGCAGCGTGCCTCTCGAACAGGTCGTCAGTTTGTCCCGAATACAGAACGTGCAAGCAAAGCTCGTCGTGCTGTCGAATTAGCTTCGAGGAGGAAGACCAATGGCTAGACGCGCTGGGGAGAAAATGGGATATACCATTGGTATTACCACCAGAAAAGAGCCGTATGAGTTTCCTCTTCGGACTAATGCTGAAGACTTTCAGGCAATGCTTGCCACCGAAGGTGGTTACTACGCAGTAGGTAGTCGCGCACCGCGTAAAAATTCAGGACGTTCTCGTCTTGCTGGAGAAGCATTTAATGTGGATTTAAACAACCTTGCTGAGACACCAGTTCTTAACGATCCCTATGCAGCTGGTGGTGAGGTAAGCGATCTTGAAGAAAGCTTGTATTAGATAGCTTAGGCACGTATTAGAATATACTCATACGTGTTTTCAGTACTCAATACGATGCCTGCTAAAGGTAAGATGCCTCCCGAGCTGCTGGCCCATTTTAAGAAGAAAGGCGGCCAGGAGTCTGAAAAGGGTTCTGATAAAGAATCTGATAAAGAACCTACCGACAAGGAGCGTCGTAAAGAAGCTGTAAAAAAAGCGCGGATGCGCATGGAGAAAAAGAAGGCATCCTGATTTAGGTTGTCTGCATTAGAATTTACCCAACAAAACGCATCGTACAGGGAGAGTAGCGTCAATTGTCATCGTCTAGCTCAAACAAGCAACCGCTTCTTGTTGATCGTCCGGCGACTACTTCTAGCCTAGTTACTGTGGCTTCAGGTCAGGCGTTTTCAACCAGCTTGGTGCCAACTGCGGTTGGAAATGCGACCAAAATTTTTGACGTGGATTCTGCACAGACAGACACGTCGATTAGTGGTGCTTATATTGATGAGATTTGGTTCCAGTATTCAAAACGTACTACCGAATTTATTGATGCGACTTCTGCTGTTACTGGTACTTACTCAGCTAACAGCACCAATGTTGTAGTCACTATTAGCGGCGGTCACAATGTTCAGGTTGGACAGAAGGTCTACTTAAACTTTACTTCGTATAGCAGTGGAACCACTCCAATTGACCAGTCGGTCGACGTCACTGCAGTAACACCAACCACGTTCACTGGCACTATTCCGAGCATCTCTGGACCGATTACAGGTAACGTTGAATGCCGACTGCCTTTGGATTTTTGTATTTACCTGGTTGAAACCGGATCAGTTACAAACACTAACCAATTTTTTCCCCTGTTTACTGTCAGTATTCCAGCTACTTACGACCATCAGTATTACAGTCTTACTGAATATAATGTTCTTCCTTTGATCAATCACCCAACTGTACAAGCGGGTTCAAATTTTTACACAGCCAACAGCGCAACTTCACCTAAAATTCGTGGCATGATGCTGAAGCGTGGGCAAGCTTTATACGCTTCTTATAGTGGAACGACTGCTCTTACCAACGGATTTTATGTCACTACGCAAGGTGGCTACTATTAATCGTTAAAAATGCCTTTTGGTGTAGGCGGATTCTCTAGATCAAAG